CGTTAAACTCTTCCCACTTTGCCTGACTGCCTGATACCTTTTTAAGAGAAACACCAACAACAATCTTCTTCTTGAACATTTCTCTCATGATCGTATTCAACTCTTCAATCGTTTGAGTTGTTTTTGATCCAGAGATATTATCCTCAATTACTTTTGTCACCGAAGCGACACTACCTTTAATGATCCACATGTCAGCGGGATCCCAGTTATCTTTCTTGGTGATACCAAACTTTTGATTGACTAGTTGAGAGATGTAATCCATAAAGGAACCAGTTCCACTATGATCAAATACATCAAACTGTGCGGAACTATACAAGGAAAACATCTTCACATGCTGTTTGTGGAATACTTCCATCCATTCAAAATCAACAGATGGATATACATCCTTTATGCCATTCATCGTGACATCATCTTCCATCATCTTTTCAACAGATGGCCAGGTCTTATTATCTTTCAATACACGCTCAAAGACATACGTTGATGCTTTCTCCTGCATCAATGTTGTTTTGGCATCTGCTTTCTTTCCACCCAGTGGTTTATATTGGATGAGAGCACTTTTCAATTTACCTTGATTTTGAAAAGGTACAATCGTAGAAGGAAAACTAGATCCTGGCATCTTCTTCGAGCTGTAATCAAGTCTCATCTTATCAAAGTTCTCATGAATCTGAGCAGCAAGTGCCATTCTATCAGGTGCAGAGAAGACATACTTCATACGCACTTTAGATGATTCATCCTTCGTTTTGATAGAAGGGTCTTTTAAGAATTTCTCAATGCCAGTGAATACATCGCGAGGTGTATTCCTTGAGATTGCCATCAGTCACTCCAAGAATTTACAATCTCTTTAAACTTTTCTAGTTCTGTTTCAGAAAACTGTACACTTTCTTTCTTGTATTGGGGATGATCGTCCATTTTCATGCCACGCTTCTTTTCAAGACGTGCTTTACGTTCAGCAGTTCCCTTCTCGGGATTAATGTCACGAACACCTTCTTTCATGGTGCAGTCTGTTTCCTTACCATGCTTGGGACAATCCTCACCTTTAGCATTGTAAGCACAGGTATCTTCCTTCACACCTTTCTTACCCATGGCTTTTTTAATGGCCTTATCTTTTGAACCCATGTACTCATCGGTTCCAGATTCAATCTTACCATCACCATCATAATCTTTATCTGCTTTCTTCTCATAGATGGCAGTATAAGCATCTGCCCATGATTCCCTCATGGACTTCTTTTTCAGGTTTGCTTTCTGCATCTTCAAGTATGATCTGTCCTTAGAACCCATACGGGCTTGACCCTGTGGTTTCTCAGAACCACCAGCGGGATTAGAACCAGTGTTCTTTGCTCTGTATGAGTAGTTTGCACCGCTACCCTTGGAGTCACCAGAGATCATCTTGCCTGCATTAGAACGGGAATCCTGATACTCTTTCTCAGACTGACCGTGCTTACCCTTATAAAGTTCAAGAAGACCTGACTTTACATTAGCACATTCCTTTGCTACCAGAGCACTATGATGTCTTTGAACTCTCTTGTCCTGATTGAATCTAGAAGACCAAGTTTCTTGTAGTTTCTTTGATTCTCTATACTTAGCAAACGACTCAAGTCTATTTGCTTTGGATTTAATACGATCAAAGGTTTCAACAAACGCCGCAAGAAGTCTAGAAGTTTTTCTATTTCTACCTACGTTTTGACCTTCCTGAAGAACTTCAGTTAAAATATTTTCAACTTCATCCAACTTCATTTCTTCACTGAATAAAGTCTCACATACTTCTTCAGCAATTTCACGAAGATCGTTATCAGTAAGAACACCAGTATTCATCTCACTTACTACATCTCTGACTGAGTAATACTCCTCTTTTGCCTCAGAGTTATGGACAGCGGCATACGCTCCCATAAAGTTTTGCATTGCTGAAGACATCTTCTTTACACATTACTTTTTTATATTTATACCGTTTAGATGCTTTCGTTCCTCAGAATACAAAGAAGAGGGATCAAAATAAATTTCAATCCCCTTTTGTATCTCGGGATATAACCAAACATCCCAGTCATTAAAACAATACTTCCAGTTAGGAGGGTGAGTTACACAAGGAACTATTAATGTAGTCCATAGTGCTAATCCATAACTGATGATTGTATTCACAGCTTACCGTCTACAACAGAACTACCAACAACTCTAGTATATTTTTCCAATGTGCCTTCTTGTTCACATTTAAGATGCCAACGTGTCATAACGGTAACCCCATCTTTAGTGGCACCAGTCATCATCTGACGACCTTCCTTTGTCATCGTAGAATACAATCCATACCTAGTTTCCCAAACATAGAAGCACTCATCAATAAGTTCAGCACCCTCTGGCACTGTTACTGTATCAGTTGATGTCTGAATCATCTTCCTCTTTCTTTTTATTAAATCCAAAAGGTCCAGTCAGTTTTTCTTCCAGTGCCACCTTTAGTGCGACACCACCAAGAGTTTCCATAACTTTTAAGATGTCTTCAGGTTTCGCATCCTCACCCAGTTCTTTGGCAACGTACCAATACTTTGGCCAGAATGATTCACCTGCCTTTTGATAATCTTCAAGCGTCAGTAGTTTCATCGCTCTCCTTAATTGCTTTTACTGCTTTTTGTAATTCTTCTTCAATCTCTGTATCTAGATTTACAATCACGTTACGAATATCAACAACTCGTTGTGGACAACAAGTTAGATCATAGGTGTAATCTTTTGTATCTCGAAATAAAGATTCACGAACTGCTGCAGCAGTTCTCACATCCATTTCAATCTTAATCACAGGTCTCCCTCCTTACGGTTCTCGGAATAGTGGACATCAAATGTGCCCGATGGGTAACGAGCACTCAACTTATCAACATTCATTTCCATGAGTTCATCAAAGTTGGTGTCGAGTGCCATACATGCTTGTGCCATATACCACATAATATCACCAAGTTCTTTTTTCATATGAATGATATTTGCTTCATCATAAGGTTTACCTTGAAGGAACATCTTCTTTACAATTTCAGCAAACTCTCCTGCTTCGGCAGTGATGCCAAGAGCAGCGGTTGTCAATTTAGGAACATCAGCACCCAGTCCCTCAAGTTCAGCAAATCGTGTTGCTAAATCTTGAAAGTAAGTGCTTGGACGACTAGTCGTTTGAGCAACGAAGTCAATATATTTTGCGGGATCAATGGTCATAGTTCTAAATTAAGTGGTTCTTGTTGACTTTCAGGTAGGATTTGCTGCATCGGTAGTTCCAAATCAGGCGCTACCCTTATATACGGAACATCCACAGTCTGTGGAGGATGAGGGAGATAGATCTTCATATATTCAGATCCAGGATACCTCTCACACATATCAATGGCATCTCTCTCTTGACCGCAATGCATTTGTGGGACTCCATTAGGATGACCCTCGATCTTCACCTCATAATAATGAGGAGCATATTTAGCAACCAATTGAGATTGCATCTCTCTTGTAGTAAGTCCCATGTCAGAATTTGAATCCCTCAAAGGACTTTTTTGGTTTGTCTTCGTACTCATACTCCTCTTGTTTGCTTTCAAGCAAGTCATCTTGTGCCGATTGCTCACAATCATACAACCTCATCTTTGCTCTGTCAATACCCACGACAAACCTCTTATACAAGGTAATATCATTATACCTGTTCTTGAGTTGTTTGACTAGTATCTGTCCCAACTCCTCAAGCTCGTCAGTTTTAATAAGGGCAAACATAAGATCAGCAGTAGCAGGCAACCCAAAGGACTCACTAGTATCAGTGAGTTCAACATCACTGCTGCCATAACCAGAGCGAGTGGTCTGCGTGGCAGAAACGATAGGGACGTTTGCTTCGCAAGCCAACCCTCGAAGCTCTTCAGCAATTGCCTTGACAACTGTATATGAATTGACATTGCTACCAGCGCGATATCTTTCGGAAGCACATATATTAAGGTAATCAATGAAAATAATATCAGGTCTAAATGACTTCTTAAGTGCAAGTTCATTAAGAAGTGACCTAAAGTGTCCAGCATGTGCTGATGCGGTTGCGTATTCTTTAATTATAAGAGTTCCCTGTGTTTTTTGAGAAACGCTATTAACTTTACTCTCAAACATTTGTTTGGGCAGATCAGCAAGATCCTGAATATTTACATTCAAAAGATTTGCGTCAATACGTTCCGCAATCTTCTCTTCAGCCATCTCAGCAGTAATATACAATACGTTTTTATTCTGAAGTAGAACAGCAGAAGCCATATGACACATAAACAAAGACTTGCCGACGCCAGTGCCAGCAAGAGCAATATTGAGTGTTTTATTAGGAAGACCACCTTTGGTAATCCTGTTAAAGAATTCAAGGTCAAACGGAATCCTGGATTCTTTCCTGTTGTAGGAATCATATCTCTCTTCGTAATCTTCTAAGTAGTCATGTCCAATGTGATTATCAAAAGAGACAGCAAGAGCTTCCGATAAGATTGATGGAATAGCATCAGGTGTTCTTTTCTCATCATTCCCATCAGCGATACCAATTGACTGAAGGAGTGCCAAATATATAGCACGATCACGACACCATTTTTCAGTGGTATCCATCAACCATTCTAGATCAACAGGTTCACTGTCAAGACAACTAATGACTTTTGAAATCTCCTGAAAGACCTGCTCATTAATATCATTGCGCTTCTCAACCTCAATATTCAGAACCTCTTTAGTGGGAATGTCATTGTATTGAGTAACAAAAGACTGAATCTCCTCATATACGATCTTTTGATTAGCATCATCAAAATATTCAGACTTCACAAAAGGAATAACCTTTCTCCAAAACTCTTCATTATGAAGAAGGTTTCTCAAAATCAAAAACTCAATCTTGTCCATTCTAATTTCCTTTATGATTCCAAAGACAATATGTTGACATGATGTATTTCTCACCCTTGATTACAGGGGTGCCTTCATGAGGAAACATCCAGTACGGAGGAAATACTATCACAGATCCTTTCTTGGGTCTAATTGACATCTCAGGATAAAAGATAGTCTCTCCACCTTCAAAATCGTCATTGAGATAGAATAACATTGCAACAAATCTCTGACTTGTACCAACACATCCTACATCAGCATGTCTCTTGTATACATCATCGGTTCCACCAACATACTTTTTTATATTAGAACCTTCAAAGTCAAAGTCTCTTGTATTGAAGTAAAGTCCATACT